CCCCCATCCTTATTGACAAAATTGTAAAAATAATTCAAAATTAAATTATGAAAGAAAAATTAAAAAAAATAGAGGAAATACTATATCAGAATATTGTAAACTCAATAATACAATTAGAGTTCCATGAACAAGTTACTGACAAAGAATTAGTAAAGTTTTATGGAGGAAATGTAAATAGAGAAAAAATAATTGAAGACACCATTAGAAATATGAATGGTGATCAACAACTTCTAAAGTTTGTTATAAAAAATAAAAATAATATATTAAAAAAATATGCCAACAAAAAACTCACGGACAATTTTGCAAGAGCTTATAAATTCACAGATGGAGGCAGTATTAAATCACAAAGCATCGATAAAGACACTGGAAAAGATGAGTCCGGAAGAAGTGATAGTGGAAAAACCAAACTATCGGGATCCAAACAATCCACTGAAAATAACAGCAGAGATGAGAAAAAAGGAGATAAGTAGAGAGTTAGAAATAAGTGAAAAAAGATTACTTTCTTTAGAAGAATTATATGAAGAATATAAATAAAATTTGCAAATCCTGCGGAAAGGATTTTATCATATCAATAGAAGAGCAAGAGTTTCTTAAAGGAATAGCGAAAAAAATGACAGAAGAAGGAACAATAGAAAAAGAAGAGGACTTTGTATTACCGGAACGATGCTTAGAGTGTAGGAGACAAAGAAGACAAAATAATGAAAATAAATAAAATAATACATCAAGTATGGATTGGGCCATTAGATCCACCAACGAAATGGTTGGACACATGGAAGAAATATAACCCAGGATGGAAATATATCTTATGGGACAATAAAAAAGTATTTGGGAGAAAGTGGAAGAACCAGCGGATGATAGATGAGTATGTTAGAAAATACAATGAAGATGTAAAAGGCAAAGGAGAAGACGGAAGAGACATTTTTATATCAGCCCAAGGAGCAACTTTTAGAGGAGATAAGGCAACAGGGTTCGCTTGGCATGTGATAGCAGATATTATAAGATATGAGATACTATATGAATACGGAGGGTTTATGCCGGGAGCAGACGCCGAATGTATTAAAAATATTGATTACAATTTCAAAGATCACGAATTATACATAGTAAACACTGGTCATTTATTTACTGAACACAGAAAGAAATTAGAGAACAAAGAATTAACAGAGATAGAAAAGTTAAAATACGAAAGATATCACCCCCTAAACGCATCTCCGGTAATGGCTTGTAAAAAAGGACACTGGTTTTTAGAGAAAATAATAAAAGACCTTTCAAAAGTAGAACATCTTGGCGAAGCAGTAGATACAACAGGAAATGTATTTATGGGCAAGATGATAGAAAAGTATCAACCAGAAGCGAAAGTAATGAAATATCTAAGAGATTACGGAACAGGAATAAAATCAGGAAAGAAAGGGGACTTTTTAATACACCACGCTGGAACAACAAATGGAGTGTATCACCGAGGAAGATTAAAAGAATTAGATTTAGTGTATCCATCCAAAGACAGTTGGGCGCTAAAATACTCAATACGATCTGCGGCAGAAAACATAGAACACCGGAACATAGTAATCGTAGGAAAGAAACCAAAGTGGGCAAAGAATATAATACACATACCATACACAGAAAAACACAGAGGATCAGGAAAAGAAAAAAGGAATGTTGCAAGTAAAATACTAAAAGCTTGTAATAATAAGAAAGTATCGGATATCTTTTTGCTAATGAACGATGACTTTTTCTTTACAAAGCAATACGAACCAAAGATATTTTGCAAAGGGAGACTAAGACACGCATACAGAAAACCCGGAGGCCCGAAAAAACAACAAGCAGAAACATTATCATTACTAGGAAAGTGGGCAAAAGATTATGAAGTACACTGCCCAATGGAAATAGAAAAGAAAAACATAAAATTCCTTGAAAAGAGATATGATATCAAAAACAAATACCTACTTAGATCGCTATACGGAAATTATTTTAATCTTAGGGGAGAACAGGTAGAAGATTTCAAGACAAGCAAGTGGAGAGACAGAGCAATGTTCTCAACCAATGACAGAATAGAGAGATCAAAACAATTCAGAGATTATATAAAAAGAAGATTTCCTAATAAAAGTAAATATGAACACTGAGAAAATACTAAAAATAAAACCCTATCATAAGAACGCCAAGAAGCATCCGACAAAACAAATCGAAGCGATCGCCAAGAGCATAAAGGAGTATGGCTTCAACCAACCGATAGTGGTCGACAAAGACAATGTGATAATCGTAGGCCATGGAAGGTATGAAGCAGCAAAAGCTCTCGGCATGACAGACATACCAGTGATCCAAGTACAACTAACAGAAGAACAAGCCAAAGCATACCGTTTAGCAGATAACAAACTAAATGAGAGTGAGTGGGAAATGGAAAAGGTAATAGACGAATTAAAAGGAATGTCAGACGAGATGGTAGATCTCACAGGATTTGACAGAGATTTACTTATAGAGCCAGATGATAAAGATGACGAAGTGCCAGAAGTGTCGGAAGAACCTAAATCAAAATTAGGCGACTTATACGAACTCGGTAATCATAGAGTGTTGTGTGGTGATAGCACAAAGAAAGAAGATGTGGAGAGGTTAATGGATGGGAAAAAGGCGTTGATATGTTTTACATCGCCCCCATATTGGGTAGGATTTTCTTATGAGAATGAAAATGAGAAAATAACCATAATTGATCATATAAAGAAACAGGCAGGATTACTAAAAGAATATGTAAAAAGTAAGATTTTTATAAATACAGGAAATATAGCAAGTATAACAACAGCAGAAAAAATTACTGGTAAAAAACAAGTGGCTCTTTTGATAGATTGGTGGCAAGACGCACTAAGGGATAATGGATTTTTATTAAGACATTTAAGAATATGGGCGAAACAAGGGGGGATAAAACCAAGTTATAATAATGATAAATCAGATCTTCATTGGGAATATATTGGAACATTTACAGAAGAAAGTGATAATGCTGGGATGGTTGCTAATTTTTACAATGAAAATAGGGAACTACAAGGAATAAATAAAATAAAAGGATTACACTGGGCAACAAAAGGAGTGTGGAATGATATAATAGGAACAGCAAGGGCAAATAATCATATTGCTTCATATCCAGTAATGTTACCACTTAGATATTTGTTAATGTATTCTAGTGAGAAAGATTTAATATATGAACCATATTGTGGTGCGGGAACAAATATTATAGCATCAGAAAAAACAGGAAGAATATGCTATGGAATGGAAATAGACCCCAAATACATAGATGTAATAGTCCAACGATATGTTGACTATACAGGAAACAATAATATAAAACTTAACGGACAAGAGACATTATGGGAGAAGAAATAAATACAGAAAAAACTGCCGATAAAGTGCGAGGTAAACCATTCCAAAAAGGTGACGATCCACGCAGAAACATTGAAGGCAGACCATTGGGAGCATTAAACTTCGCTACTAAGTTTAGAGCGTTCATAGAAAAAGTTGCAGAGAACAATGAAATGACAGCAGATGAGATAGAACAGCAACTATTAGCAATAGGATATAAGAGAGCCAAAGAAGGAGATTATCAGTTTTGGAGAGATTTACACGATAGAGTTTACGGAAAGCCACAAGGCAGTTTAGATGTCACCACCAAAGGTGACAAAATATCAAACACAAGAGAAGAAATAAAACACGCTTTCAATGAATTACAAGCAAACAATAAAGACGATAATCAAGGAGAAGAGAGTTGATGTTTTAGCAAAGTTCTTATTCAATGTATATTTAACCGAAGGACAGCAGGAGATAGTTAAATCAATAGTATTCCCTGATTATAAAAGAGTCCACATAGAAACTCCGACAAGATACGGCAAGACATTTTCAACGGCTGTAGCAATTTGTATTTATATATATCTACACGACAATAAGAAAGTTTTAATAGTAGCCCCAACCGCAGATCAATCACAACTTATAAGAAACGAAGTAGCAGGTTTAATCGTAAGCAGTAAAGAAATGCAGTCGCTGATAGACAGCAATGAAGCCGACACACGATTAAAGAAAGAAGTATCCCGGAAGAGAATAACATTTAGAAACAGATGCTCGCTAACAACACTTTCAGCAGAAGGAGAAGCTAACCGTTTAATGGGAAGCGGGGGAGATTTAATTATATTAGATGAAAGTTCTTTAATAAAAACAATAGTATATAAATCTAAAATACACCGAATGCTGGCAGACAGCCCTACCTCTAAATTAGTAGAGTTAGGCAACCCTTGGAAGTTAAAAAATACAGGAGAGCATTTCTTTGAACACTGGAAGAGCGATGAGTTTTATAAGATTAAAATAGATTATTTACAGGGAATTAAAGAAGGCAGAATAACAGAAGAGTTTATTCAAGAAGCGAGAGAAACGCTTGATCCGTTGTCTTTCAAAGTTCTTTATAAAGTAGAGTTCCCAGATGACAGTGAAGATGTTTTAATTCAATGGAAGTGGATAGATAACGCCAAAGAGCAGGACTTCCCAAAACAAGGCAAAATAGAATACGGATTAGACCCAGCAAGGCAAGGCAAGGATTTAACTGTTCTTAAAAAGGTAATAAAACACGAAGGAAAGATTAAAGAGTTATATACTTGGAGTTGGGAACATCAAGACACAATGTCCACTGTAGGCAAGGTAAAATCAATTGTAGGCGATGATTTAGTGAAAGTAGATGAAATAGGACTGGGTGGTGGAATAGTAGACAGAATGAAAGAAATGAAGATGAATGTAAAAGGAGTGCAAGTCAGCCAATCCCCTACAAGAGAGAAACACAGATTTTTGAATAAAAAAGCACAATACTACTTTAACCTACGAAGCAAGTTTGAAGAAGGTTTAATAGATATCAAAGATGACAAGACCTGTAAAGAATTAAATCAGATAAAATACGAGTTTAGCTCCAACGGAAAGATAAGAATAATAGACCCCGATAAATCTCCTGATTATGCAGATGCTTTAATGTTAGCAGTATGTGATGAAGTAAAAGGGGAAATAGTGTTCTTTTAGTTGACAAAATTTAATTTTTATGATAATATGGAGCAAACTTATATAAGCGTATTAAATTGTCCAAAGTGTGGAACGCCGATAGCAAAGGACTTTTATGTCGGAACAGTGATAAGTATTAGATGTCCACACTGCAATAAGAATTGGAGAATTGAAGATGAAGGGGAATTAAAAGAAATCCTTACGAGGTAAAATAAAGTAATTGCTTACGAGCCTACTCACAATACGGTGTGGTGGGCTTTTTTTATATGTTTCAAAGAATAAAAGATATTTTCAAAAAGAAAAGCATAGGGTATGTGCCATTTTTTGGTTTAACACTCAGGCCAGAGCCAAGCCGGATAACTAAACCTGATGCATTCTATGAGCGCTCAGTGTTCTTTAATAAGGCATTAGACAAAAGAGCGTCTGTAATGGCAGGAGTTGAGTATTTAGCATACATCGGCGAAAAAGAAGACACTCAAACAATGGAGTTATTAAGAAGCCCAAGTTCATTCCTTTCAGGGTATGATTTTTGGTATTTAACTCAATTATATTACGACATTTACGGAGCTTATTACATCTGGATAGAGCGAACAGGACAAAAGATAAAAGAACTACACTTATTAGACCCTACTGATGTTGAAGCAAAGTTTGATTCAGATGGATATTTAGATAGATTTGAAAGCAAGAAAACAAAACAATCATATGAACCAAAAGAAATAATGTGGGAATATCGCCCAGACATAGATGACATCAGAACACCTAAAAGCATTCTAAACGAAGGAGCAAAAGACACATTAAGAACAGAAATAGAACTAAGAGAGTATCAACGCAAAATTGCCCGAAGCGGGGGAAGGAATAATGTATTATTCAGTTTCAAAACAGAAGAAGGCCTGACAAAAGAACAACAAGAAGAACTGAAAGCATCGTGGAGAAAACAAGTATCAGAAGCAAGAAACAGCAAAGAAGGACAGACACCTTACTTTTTAGGAGCAGATACACAAGTTCACGACTTAGAACGATCGCCGAAAGAAATAGGATACTTAGAATCACAAAAAGCAGTAATGGAAGAAGTATCAACAATAACAGGCGTTCCTAAAACGATACTATCATCCTTTGACGATATTAAGTTTTCAAACGCAGAAGAAGCCCGCAAAACATTCTTATCAGAAACAATTTATCCACTTATTCTTAAAAGAGCATCAGAAATTGAGCGTTCTATCGCTAAAGGTAAAGTAGAGCCAGAAGACATAGTTCCAGAGAACATTGACGAAAAAACAAAAATAGTCGAGACAGGACATAAAACAAGAACATTAACTCCCAATGAAAGGCGTGAGCTTTTGGGCTACGAACCAATTGAGGGAGGCGATGATATAGATAAAAATGAACCATCCACTTACTAACTACAATTTTAGGCGTAAATATGAGGAGATAAAAGTTAAACGCCTTAAAAAGCACGAGAAGATAGTATATGACACTATTG